ATAGTGAGATAGGATTAATATGCAAACACAGTTACTCTGTACTTTTACAACAAAAGAGGAACTTCAAAATACCCTACAACTTATTAGAGAAACATATCATATAGTTTATAACTATATTTATGTTCTGCAAAATAAGGGGAATTTGGATGAACTTTTTGTTACATACAATATAGATACACAATACAGACCGGAGAAACCTCTGAGTGATACTATATTAGTGCATAGAAAAAAACAATCCAATACTCTTTATACAATCAATGCACTTAACGAATTAGTTAAAGAAGAAAATGGTGGTGTGTTAGATAAATCATTTTCTATCGATTGGGATAAATTCAAAAACTCAATCATTGTTACCAATGTAGAAGGAACAAAGAAAATTTCTACAAGAATCTTCGAGGTAATAGAATTTAATCAAAAATAATTCACTTTTTGCTTGGATATTTCATATTTTTTTCGTATATTTACTATGTAAATGATTGATAAGATATGAAAAAAATAGATGATTTTAAAGTTGGACAAGTGATTACTCTTAAACCTAAAACCAACCATGCAAAAAACAGAATCAAACAACATGGTTCAGATTGGGAAATCACTATGTTAGCAAAAACAGGTAGATTTATTGGATTAAACTCTATGAATGATACATGGAAAACACATGATGGTAAGATGATACCTGATTTTAGAAGAGTTGATATTAATAACGATGTAAATTTTGAAATATTATTATAATGAAACTTGAAACCATAAAAAATATTGTTAATGAAGTTTACCCAAAGATTGAAAAGTATTATGGGTTCTCAAAATTCCAAGAATGTACTCCTTATGTAGAACTTCACAAAAACATTTACGAAAAGTATAGTGGTGAAGAAGGTGCTGAAGGTGAAGAAGATAAATGTCACGCTGAGTACTGTTCGATGATGAATGAAATTACAATCTACTGGCCACAGATGAAAAGTAGAAAGATGGTGATTCAAACTCTTATCCACGAATACATTCACTACTTACAATCACCAAGTTGGTTCAAACGATATTACAATATGGGTTATAACTACAATGACCATCCATATGAATTAGAAGCAATAAGTTACGAAAAAGATTATAAATTATTTATTTAAAACTTAAAATATGAAATCAATACAACTAAAACAGTATATGTTCACCTTCGAAGAGGGGGGTTGAATACCCGTATGGGCGAAAACTCTACGAGGAGCTAAAAAACTAGCCGTTCAACAATACAAAGATTATCCAACCTTAAACCCACGAGTGGATTCTGTTCATTTAGCAACAGAACAAGGTTTGAAAAATGCAATGAGTTTGTTTTACTAAAATTTAAAACTATGAGTGTTATTGAAACATGGAGTAAAAAAGAATTTCTACAATGTATGAGTGATTTGTACAAAGAGGCATATGGTATAAGACCTCGTGGTATAGATTATCAATCTTGGAGTTTACAAGAACTCAAAGATGAGTGGAAACGATTGGAAGTGATAGCCAGAGAAGAATTTTGGTATCAAGATTAAAAAAAATACGAAATTGTTTGGAAGTTTAAAAATAATTTCGTATATTTGTATAAAATATAATTAAAAGTTATGGCAAAGAAAACTACTACAAGTAAAAGACAACATAATTTCAAACCACAGATTGTAGAAGCTCCCCCTCAAGAAGAACAATATGACGAGGTTATTAAATATGATAATCCCCAAGTGGTGGCACAGATGGAAAAGGAGTGGCCAGAAATGACTGCTGAATTTAAACGAATAATGTTCACGCAATATGAGCTATTTTGTTTGAAACAATCTAACTATGGCCCTGACAACATTTCTGTTGGTTCGAAGTTAGAAACAGATGATGAAGTAAAAGTTTCACTTACAGGTCTTTGGTTTAGAATGAATGATAAAATTCAAAGATTAAAACAATTAGTTGTACTTGGTAAACAAGATAATATTGGTGAATCATGTGAAGATACTTTCCAAGATTTATCAGTTTATGGTATCATTGCACAATTGGTTGCAAATGGTAAATGGGCAAAATAAAATAATACGATTTTCGAAGGAATTTTTCGGTGGTTTTTTCGATTTTCGTATATTTATATATAGTAAAACACACACCGATAAAATTTAATTAATAACATTTAAAAGGAGTAATTATGGCTTTAGACATTAATGCAATCAGAAGTAGACTGAACAAACTACAAAACACACAAAGAAAAACAGATGCTTTGTGGAAACCAACACCAGGGAAACATCAAGTAAGAATCGTTCCCTATAAGTTCAACAAAGATAATCCGTTCATTGAACTTTACTTTCACTACAACATTAACAACAAAACTTATCTTTCACCACAATCTTTTGGTAGACCAGACCCTATTGTAGAGTTTGCAGATAAATTAAAAAGAATGGGTGATAAAGATGATTGGAAAGCGGCGAAGGCTATGGAGCCTAAGTTAAGAACTTTCGTACCTGTTGTTGTAAGAGGTGAAGAAGGTGAAGGAGTTAGATTTTGGGGATTCGGTAAAACAGTATATCAAGAAATTCTTGGTTACATTGCTGACCCTGATTATGGTGATATTACTGACCCAACTGCTGGTAGAGATTTAACAATCGAATACAAATCAGCAGAAGAAGCTGGTACTACTTATCCAACTACAACTATTAGAGTTAAACCATCAACATCACCAGTAAGTGAAGATGCTGAAAGAGCAACTGCATTTATTGAATCACAAACTGAAATTACAGATTTATATTCTGAATTATCTTATGATGAATTAAAATCAGTATTAGAAGGTTGGTTGAATCCAAGTGGTGAGAATGAATCTGATGAAACATCAGCATCTCAAGAAACACTTTCAACTAAAACTACTCCCTCATATGACATGGGTGGTTCAGTAGAAACTACAACTTCAGATTCAAAGAAAACTGATGATGTAGCAGCAGCATTTGATGATTTGTTTAACAATTAATTCCAAACTAAATGGCGAAGAAAAAAGAAATGGATTTAGCGGACATCCTTGCGGGTGAGCTAAACAAACAATCAAAAGATTCTAAGGTAGCATTTTTCTTAGATGATGATACTGCACCTACAAATGTAGATGGGTGGATATCGACTGGATGTGCTATGTTAGATGTTGCCATTTCCAATCGCCCTTATGGTGGTTTGCCTGTTGGTAGAATCACAGAAGTTACTGGTTTGGAACAAAGTGGTAAATCACTACTATCAGCACACCTTTTAGCTGAAACACAGAAACAAGGTGGAGTTGCGGTATTGATTGACACAGAAACTGCAGTAAGTAGAGAATTTTTAGAAGCTATCGGTGTGGATGTATCTAAACTTCTTTATGTATCAGCAGATTCGGTTGAACAAATCTTTGATTTTACTGAAACAATCATTGAAAAAGTTAGAGAAACTGAAAAAGATAAATTAGTTACTATCGTAGTAGATTCTGTTGCCGCAGCATCAACCAAAAATGAATTGGCTGCCGATTATGGTAAAGATGGATATGCTACTGATAAAGCGATTATCATATCAAAGGCGATGAGAAAGATTACCAATATGATTGGTAGACAGAAAATCTCTTTGATATTTACAAATCAGTTAAGACAAAAGATGAATGCAATGTTTGGTGACCCATGGACAACTTCAGGTGGTAAAGCTCTTGCTTTCCATGCCTCTGTAAGATTGAGATTGAAGAATATGGGACAAATCAAACAAAAGGTAAACGGCCAAGATAAGGTTGTTGGAATGAAGGTTCGTTGTCAAGTAATTAAAAACAGAATGGGGCCACCTCTAAGAGCGGCAGATTTTGAAATTTACTTTGATAGAGGAATCGATAATTATGGTTCATGGTTAGGAGTCATGAAAGAAAACAAATTAGTTAAACAGGCTGGTGCTTGGTACACTTACATTGATACACAAACAGGTGAAGAACTGAAATTCCAATCTAAGGATTTTATTCCTTTGATGGATGAAAGAGAAGATGTTAAGGAACAAATCTATAAAAAGATATGTGAAGAAACAATCTTACAATATAAATCAGATACACTTGATATTGATGCAATGGAAGTTGATACCGAAGGTGCTGGTGAAAATGATTAAAAGTTCAATATGAGTAAATTAGTTACAATGTTGAGAAAAAGTGCTGAGGCTGATAAAGCCAAGGCACTTTTATCTCTTGATTTATTAGACAAGAAGGCAGTTGGTATTGGTGACCACTCTACTGAAGATTTCTACAAGAATGCCGAGGAAGCACTTGCTTTACTTGCTGATTCTTTAGATAGATTAGAAGCACTTAATGTGTATGAGAGTACATCAGATAACAAAGAACTTCTTACATGAAAGAACTCTACAAAAACATTTTAGATTCGGTTGAGAAAGACCGAGACCAGAATATCAATAGACACAAGAATTCTCGTGTATTAATTATTGATGGTCTAAATACATTTATCAGATGTTGGTCATCCATTCCTACAATGAATGATGATGGCGACCATGTTGGTGGTGTAACCGGTGCTCTCAAATCTATTGGATATGCCATTAGACAAACTCAACCAACTCGTGTTGTTGTAGTATTTGATGGGAAAGGTGGCTCCCAAAGAAGAAAAAAGGTATTTGGTAATTATAAAGCTCAAAGAGATAAGAATAAACTTAGAGTTAATAGAGCTTATGCTGACTTGATGAATGATGAAGATGAGAGGGAATCTATGAAAAGACAATTCGTTTGGTTAAATGAAATGTTGCATGGATTACCTCTTACTACCATGATTTATGATGGAGTAGAAGCTGATGATATAATGGCTTATATAACAACCCAAATCTTAAAAGAAGATGAGCAGGCGGTGATAATGTCAACTGATAAGGATTTCCTTCAATTGGTTAATGATACTACCATCGTCTGGTCACCCACCAAAAAGAAGATGTATAATAAATCTTTGGTAAAAGAAGAATATGGAATAGAATCTAAAAACCTTTTACTTTACAGAGTTTTAGATGGTGATAAATCAGATAATATACCTGGTGTTTATGGATGTGGAATCAAAACATTGGTAAAGAGATTTCCTGAAATAACAGGTGAAGAAAAATTATCAGTAGATGATTTATTTGATTTATGTGAAACTAAAATAGAAGAAACAAAAGGTAAGATAAAAATCTACAAAGATATTCTTCAATCAAAAAGACAAATCTTATTAAATAAAGATTTGATGCAATTGGATGATGTTGATATATCGGGTCAAATCAAAATGAAAACTTTAGATAGATTCAACGAAGAAATCCAACCACTAAACAAAATGGATTTTATGAAAATCCTCTTAAAATACAAAGTAATCGGAAACTTTGGGGATATCAATGATTGGTTAAAAACAACATTTGGAAATTTAATTACAGATTAATTTGGTATTCTCAAATAATTTTCGTATATTTGTATCAGTTTTAAAAAAGAGTCAATGCAAGAACAAATAGATACTTTATCGAAATACGGGCAATCATTTCAAAGTAAAGTAGTTTCTGCACTTATTACTGATACCAAGTTTCTTGATACAATTAGTGAAATAACCACTCCTAAGTTCTTTGAGAACGATGCTAACAAGTGGATTGTATCTGAGATACTTGAATATCATGAAGTGTACAGAAAACCTCCTACATTGGATGTATTCAAATCGCAATTATCAAAAGTAGATAATGAAGTGTTAAAGAAAACGGTAGTTGAACAACTCCGTCATGTTTTCACTCAAGTTGGTAATGTAGATTTGGATTATATAAAAAACGAATTCACAAACTTCTGTATTAATCAAAATCTTAAAGGAGTAATCCTACAATCAGTTGATTTACTAAAGGCTGGTTCTTATGATAGAATCAAAGATTTAGTAGATAGAGCTATGAAGGTTGGTCAAGAAAACAACTTGGGTATGGATTATATTGAAGATTATGATGAAAGAGTACAAGATTTAAAAAGAACAACTGTTCCAACAAAATGGCAACCTATCAACGATTTAATGGATGGTGGATTAGGACCAGGTGAATTGGGAGTAGTTGTAGCACCTTCGGGTGTTGGTAAAACATGGATTCTCACCGCAATTGGTGCAGAAGCCGTTCGGCAAGGTTTGAGTGTAGTACATTACACAATGGAATTATCAGAACACTATGTAGGTGCTCGATATGATACTGTGTTTACTGGTACTCCCTCGGCAGAATTGAAGGATAAAAAAGATGAGGTTAAAGCGAAAATCACCAATCTCAAAGGGAAACTCTTAATTAAATATTTCCCACCAAAAGGTGTTACGGTAAAGAAGTTACAGCAACATATTGAGAAAATGGTTACGTTAGATAACAAGCCCGATGTTATCATAGTTGATTACGCTGACCTTTTACTCTCCCACTCAAATAAGTCAGACTCTACTTATGCAGAGCAAGGGGGAGTATATATCGACCTTCGAGGAATGAGTGGAGAATTGGAAATACCAGTATGGACTGCATCTCAAACCAACCGCTCGGCTATTGATTCAGAAGTTATTGAGGCTGATAAAATTGCTGATTCTTATGCAAAAGTAATGAATGCTGATTTCATTATGAGTTGGAGTAGAAAATCAAAAGATAAACTAAATGATACTGCTCGAGCTCACATAATGAAAAACAGATTTGGGCCTGATGGAATTACATTCCCTTGTAAAATGAATACCAATACAGGATACATTGAAGTTTATGATGGAACATCACCTGATGGTGTAATTGCTCAGAAAGAAGCGGCAAGTGGTCAATTAGAAACAAAGAAACTTTTACACAAGAAATATGTGGAAAATATGGGGTAATATGAAGTTATTATTAGGAGATTGTATAGATAAACTGAAAGAACTTGATGACAATAGTGTAGATAGTATTGTTACAGACCCACCCTATGGTTTATCTTTTATGGGAAAAAAATGGGATTACGATGTTCCCTCACAAGAAATATGGGAAGAATGTTATAGGGTTCTAAAACCAGGTGGTCATCTTTTATCATTTGCTGGTAGTAGAACTTACCATAGAATGGCAGTTAGGATTGAGGATGCAGGTTTTGAAATAAGAGACCAAATCATGTGGATATATGGTTCAGGTTTTCCAAAATCACTCAATATAGGAATACAAGTTGATAAAAAACTTGGTAATCAAAGAGAAGTAGTTGGTGAAAAAGTAAGGGGTGATGTTCAAAAGGCAAAGGAAAATGGTGCTGGTTACTTAGCTGACCCTGCAAATAGAAATAATACCAAACAATTTGGATATGGAACACAAACTATAACAAAAGGTAATAGTGAATGGGAAGGTTGGGGAACTGCATTAAAACCTGCACACGAACCAATCGTAATGGCCAGAAAACCTTTGAGTGAAAAAACAGTAGTTGATAATGTATTAGAATGGGGAACTGGTGGAATAAATATAGATGCAAGTAGAATAGGAGTTGATGAGAATGACCCAAACCATAGAAGTATTGATAATAAAAATGTTCATACAACTAACTTTGCCAATAATGGAAATCCAAGACCTGATAAAATACCAAATCAAGAAAGTCAAATAAACCCACA